CTTTGGCGTTTGCGCTGACCGAAGAGGCCGTTGAGGACAACCTCTACGACCGCCTGTCGGCTCGCTACACCAAGGCTCTGGCTCGTTCGATGGCCAACACCAAGCAGGTCAAGGGCGCTTCGGTGCTGAACAACGCTTTCACTGGCGGCGCTTATGCCGGCGGCGACGGTGTTGCTTTGTGCTCCACCGCTCACCCGACCGCTTTGGGCCCTGACTTTTCCAACCGCCCGACTGTTGCTGCTGACCTGAACGAGACCTCTCTCGAGCAGGGCATCATCGACATCGCAGCGTTCACGGACGAGCGTGGCCTGAAGGTCGCTTTGACCGCCCGCAAGATGATTGTTCCGAAGGAACTGCAGTTCACCGCCGAGCGCCTGATGAAGTCGACTCTGCGTACTGCAACCGCCGATAACGACATCAACGCGATCAAGTCCATGGGCCTGATCCCCGAGGGCTACGCTGTCAACCACTTCCTGACCGACACCAACGCATGGTTCCTGATTACCGATGCGCCCAACGGTCTGAAGATGTTCCAGCGTTCGCCTATCCGCACCGCTTTCGAAGGCGACTTCGACACCGGCAACGTGCGGTACAAGGCTCGCGAGCGTTACAGCTTCGGCTGGTCCGACCCGCGTGGTATCTACGGCTCTCCTGGGGCCTAAGAAACCGAGAAAAGGGAGCCTTGTGCTCCCTTTTCTTTTGGTGTATATTGGTTTCATTCCGGGGTCCCCGGCGTTTCTGACAGTCCCGGCTGACGACATGCAGACAGAGCGCCGCCAACATACTCGCATGTGAGGAACAAATGGCAAGCACCACTTTCACTGGCCCGGTTCGTTCGCAGAACGGCTTTCAATCCATCACCAAAAGCGCCACGACTGGCGCAGTCACTGTAAATGCCACTTTTGGGGCTACTACCAGTGTCACGGATTTGACCACCACAAATCTGGTTTTTACTGACCAGAACCACCCCACCACTTCTGCAGTCAATGCTACCGCCACCGCTAGTGCAGCGGCAGTTGCCACGGGGTACATTACTTCTACTTCGGCTGCCCCGACCACGATTACTTTGCCAACTGGCACGGCCTTGGGCACGCAAATTGGCGCAACCCGTGGTACTGTCCTTGAGCTGTACATTGACAACACTGCTGGCGCAAGCACCGTTACCATCGCTGCCAATACCAATGCAGTTTTATCTAGTGCAGGGGTGGACACCGCAGCTTCGTTTGGCGACCTGACCGTTGCTTCTGGTGCGACTGGTCTTGCCCGCTTTACCATCATGTTCTCCAGCGCAACAGCCTACGTATTCACCCGTACGGCTTGATTAGGAGTCCGCCATGGGCTTTCAATATGACGTAAAAGCCAAGACGATGACCGCTACCGGGGCTACCGGGATCGGTCTGCCTCGCGCTCGCATCAAGGCAATTTACTATGTTCCTGCCGGCACTGCCGGCTCCATCTCGTTTAAAGATGGTGGAACAGCGGGCACCGAGCTTATCAATCTGGCCACGCCTGCAAGCACATCAGGCACGGGGTGCATGTACTTGCTGATCCCAAATGACGGGGTCAGGTTTGAAGCTGATCCGTATCTCACCCTCAGCAACATCACTTCGGTGACGTTTTTCTACGGTTAAGGAGTCCATCATGGGACGAGCAGCAAAAATGGCGATTGATCAGTACCAGGGCGAAGTGCAACCTGGGGCTCAAAAACAGGACATGTCTAAGGGTGGTCCTGAGCAAACCCCTCGCAAGAACTACCAAAAGCCCTTTTCTTCTGTAGCGCCGCGTGGTGTGGGCGTAGCCCGCAATAAGCAGTGCAAGATGTACTGACATGGCTAAAACCCCGGCTTGGCAGCGCAAAGAAGGGAAAAATCCCAAAGGCGGCTTGAACGCCAAAGGGAGGGCGTCCTACAATCGCGCCAATCCGGGCAAACCGGGCCTGAAGCCGCCCCAGCCTGAAGGGGGCTCTCGCAAAGATTCTTTTTGTGCCCGTATGGAAGGCATGAAGAAGAAGCTGACCAGTGAGAAAACGGCCAAAGACCCCAATAGTCGCATTAACAAGAGCCTTCGAGCGTGGAAGTGTTGAAATGGATGTGACGCTGTGGAACGTTGCCCTTTCCTTCATCTCTGCCCTGATTCTGTTCTGGGTCAAGGTGTCGACGGACGAGGTCAAGCGAATTCAAATTTTGTTGAACCGCACTCGGGAAGAGATTGCGAAGGAGTATGTCACCAAGCAAGAGGTGCATACGGACATCAACCGCGTCCTAGATCGGCTGGACCGGCTTGAGAAGAAGATTGACGACTTTATGAAGGAGCATCGCAGTGCAGGCAGCTAAAAAAGTCAAGACAGTGATGCACGAATTTAAGGCCGGGAAGCTTAAGTCTTCGTCAGGCCAAAAAGTCACTAACCCCAAGCAAGCTATCGCAATCGGCCTGAGCGAAGCTGGCATGTCCAAACCGGCCAAGAAGAAAGGCGGCAAGAAATGAAAAAAGGATGCGGAACCAAGGGCTACGCAAAAGGCGGCCTTGCTATGCGTGGCGAAGGCATTGCCAAGAAGGGTTTTGCTAAGGGCGGCGCAATCTACGCCAGCGGCCCTGATACTGCCGGTCCTCAAGGCAAGACCATGAGCCAGCCTGTGAAAAAGTCGATTTCTGGCGACAACGTCAAGGTCCGGGGTGTGGGCGCGGCCCGTGCTCGTACTGCCACGATCTACTAAGCCATGGCCACTTCGGGCACAGCTACTTTCACCTTAGACTTCGACGATATCATCGTTGAGGCCTACGAACGCTGCGGCCTTGAGGTCAGGGATGGCTACGACATGAAGACGGCCCTGCGGTCCATTAATCTGATGTTTTCAGAGTGGGCCAACAGAGGGCTGAATTTGTGGACGATTGAGCAGCGGCAAGTTGTTCTGTTGACTGGTCAATACGAATACACGCTGCCGGATGACACTGTAGACGCTCTGTCGGCGGTTATCCGCACCAACACCGGGCTTCCGACGCAACAGGACATCACGATTGACCGGATTGGATATGCAGAGTACTTGCACATCCCCAACAAATCCACCCAGTCGCGGCCGGCCCAGTACTTTGTGCAGCGTACTGCTCCTGCCAAGCTGTTTTTGTACCCGGCACCGGATGCAACGCAGTCCTACATCTTTCGGTATTACGCCATTCGGCGAATTCAGGATGCAGGCGCGTTCACAAACACCGCTGATGTTTCGTTCCGATTCTTGCCCTGCTTGGTAGCGGGGGTGGCGTACTATCTGTCCGTCAAAAAGGCTCCGGATCGCATTCAGTTGCTCAAAGCCATGTACGATGAGGAGTTTTCCCGCGCTGCAGCCGAAGATCGCGAGCGATCTGGTTATTTTGCCGTGCCGATGTATCAGGATAGGTAAAAATGCCCGCTGGATACGTCTCTGGCAAATTTGCGATAGCCCTCTGTGACCAGTGCGGCCAGCGGTTCAAGCTGAACGCCCTGATCAAGGACTGGAAAGGTTTTAAGGTCTGCCGCGAGTGCTATGAGCCCAAGCACCCGCAGTTGGAGCCCAAGCGCACGATTAACGAACCGATAGCCCTGTACCAGCCCAGGCCAGAAGCCAGAATGGCCGTCACCGTTTATGTTGGATTGACGGTAGACACCACAATTGCTAGTATTGGGATGCAGCCCATGCAGGCTGCAAAACAACTTTATGCGGGCGGAATTTTATCTCCTGTGACAGTGGAGATCACATGAACTACACAGAGCTTAAAGACGCCATTGCAAGTTACACTGAAAATACGTTTACGACCACAGAATTGGATACTTTTATCCAACAGGCCGAACAGCGTATTTATAACACGGTGCAGCTCGCTCCTTTGCGGAAAAATGTTACGGGCAGCTTGAGCGCAAACAACAAATACTTGTCTGCCCCAGACGACTACCTGTCCACTTATTCGTTGGCAGTCATTGACAACAGCGGAAACTATTCCTTTCTTAAAAACGTAGATGTCAACTACATTCGGCAGGTTTATCCTTCACCAACGGCCACTGGCTTGCCTAAATATTACGCAATATTTGGCCCAACTGTAGTCGGTCCCAGCATCACCGATGAATTGTCTTTTATTTTGGGGCCAACTCCCGACGCGGGGTATGGCGTGGAACTGCATTATTACTACTACCCGGAGTCCATAGTATATGCCTCTGACGGGCGCACATGGCTAGGGGATAATTTTGATTCCGTCCTGCTGTATGGTTCTCTTGTGGAGGCATACACTTTCATGAAGGGCGAAACGGACATGATGGCTTTGTACGATACAACCC